CGATACGGTGTTCACATTGAATAAATTTCTTCCGTGACACATTCTCAACGTAGATAAGATGGTCAATATCAATATCTTTGTAATCTTGTGGAGAACGTTTACGAATCAATGCAAACGCTTCATTCTCTTCGCGAGTAGAAACAACAACTTTAGACAATTTATCAATATCTGTCAAGAAGTTGTTGATAAGATCATAGGAACGATCTTCAACAAATCTATCGTAATGGTATGCAAAGATGAACTTAGAACCACTACGAACACCACCAAAGTGTTCTTTAGTCAAACTTTGCCCACCTTTGACCTTCATTCCAATCACACTGGTCAAAGTTTTCTCGGGATGTTCACTCCACTTGATAAATGCTTGTGGTGTTAGAAGAGCACCAGTGTCATCAATTTTGTGTGAACTTGCCCAACAAATACCACCCGAAAGATCTTCTACAACTTTGAACATTGTCTCACGGGTGTAGATATTGACTTGTTCATCTGTCAATGACATGATCAACTTAAGTTGATTAGTCAGAAACTTCTTAGTGGTAACGGTCATAACAGTACGATTCTAATAATGAAGACCTTTCGTGGTTACTAACTCAAATACCATCAAATAAGTCTGATAGCCTCAGTTTCCCCATCAATTTGCGGACCTGCCCACAATTCCAAAGGAAGATTGTTTAGTTCACACTTTGGAAGTGAAATTTTCTCAAAAAATGGAATTTTCCCAAGTTCTGATTTAATAAAGTTGAAGAAATAATTTCTTGAGCGATCATGACATTTGTACACCTCTGACACAATTTTGTCTCTGTCACGTTTAATTTGATCCTCATGAGTCGAACTTGACCAAATGATACGTCTTTCAATATCATTTTTTTCGACTGCGTCCAAGACACTATCATATATCCTATATGAAAAATCTTTGTAGTTACTATCTTTATCAACACAAGTAGATCTAACTTTATATCTATCGGGTGAATAGTTATTTTCACCAAATTCAGGATTATTTTTCATCCAGTCCTTTCTTTCCTCTAGTGTTGTGTTAAAAACCTTAGTAGATGTTTGACCCTTTGTGAAATTAAGTACTTTATTACGGATTTCAGTTTTCGTTCCAATCCAATTATATCTTTCATGAATATTGCACCAATTAAGAATTTGCTCAACAACTTCTTTATTTCTTTTCAAGTTATCTGTTGTTATAACTTTATTTGCAACATATTCAAAATCATCTTTAACGGCATTACATGTTCCATCAACATTTGCCCTCATACCGTTGATCATGTCTTGACTTTCGACAGACAAGCTATCAAAGTCTTTATCGCCTGATGGAACTCTTGTGTAAATTGACGCAGGCATACGGTGATATTGACTTTGAAGAAATGCTTCAAGTGTGTGTCTACCATTCAACAATTGAATAGATCCATTGTTTTCAATAAAAGAAGGTGGAAAACTTCCAACAGCCCATCCTCGTTTCAATGACGCAGAAATTTGATCGCAATTTCCACTCTTTTTCTCTACTTTTCTGGGATGATTTGTAGTTTTTACAACCTTTGGACTTGATGGTACAATAAAATCTAATCTGTCAAGTCGTAATCCCAAATAATTTGGGGCTCTATCACTGTTGATCTGCAAGTCTTCAATAATAGTTTCTGGTGAAATAGGTACTTTTTTCATTTTGATTCAATAAAAGGACATTGAGACATCTAAGATGCTCAATATAAAACATTATATCAGAAATATATCACATGTCAAACACCAAACCCATTGTTGAAGTTGGCATAGGCAAACTCTGTGCGATTAACCAACTTTACAGTACCATAAGTTTCGGAGTGGAAAACATAACCTTCACCTGAACATTGTTTACCATCAGGAAGATAAGTTGCAGGAGCATCATTGATAATCAGACTATCCATAATGTCAAGTTTGATTTCCATCACAAACTGATACAAATTCGCAAGGTGTTGACAACCCAGAATATCGGTTAGTGTTGCATCATCAATATATTGTCCAGATTTGATGAGTTTATTGATCTCAATCTTAGCTTGTTCTGCCTTCTTAGGTGACAGAAACTTGATAGACTTCTTGTCTACTTTCGGTGCAAGTTCACGACTGAAGACACGATCAACCGAAGGTTGTACCCACTTGACCATATCAGTGTCTTCAAATGTTTCGGTCAATGGTTCACAAACAGAGTCATACATCTCAGAATAAACATTCACAACAGTATGAGGAGCGATAACAAGTTTCTGTTCAATCGCCTCAGGGAAAACATATGTCAGAGTGTTCTGAGTGAAGACATCAGTTCTACCAAACCCAAGCCAATCACCCCAATAGATGTTCTTGGTACGAGGAAGATACTTAAGACAATGTGAAAGAATATCTACAACTTCTATTTGATGACCAAAATGGGTCATAATGTCTTCTGTGGTGTAGCAGAGTTTGATTTTCTTCTTATTAAAGCAACTTTTTGTACACACAAAAAACTTACCATTGGCAGGGTTAGTACCCCAAACCAACGACATACCGTCCATCTTCATAGAGATGTGGGCAACATCATACAACAAATCCAACACCTTAAGATCTCCAGTCAAGATCATATCTTCAGGATGCTCGAGATGTGTAGAGGCCATAAATTCTTTAGTCTTATACTATAGTGGACGTTTAGAGGTTACTAACTTTAATTCTAAGGGATTTGTCTTTGTAGTCAATACCTAACCCTTTCTGGTGGTTAGAGAGTCCACCAGGGGTAGAAATATGACCAGTAATCAAACATTTCCATCTCTGTGAGTGTGTTGTTTTTGCACATCTCTTTGACCTCTCTGATTGTTGTTCAGGAGTCATTGCCCATATACCTATCTTGTTCTCTATTTGAGTACGAGCACCCTTCCTCCCTGCGTATTTAGCCACGGGAGTTCTATCGTAATCAGGGTGAAATATACCCAGTTGTTCATCTTTTGTTGTACGGCCACCCAATCTACCAGCGATACGACACATTTCAGCGTCTACCGTATCGATCATAGGGGTGTGGTCTGTGTCATCATCACAGACAAAAGTTTTTAGACTTTCAAAGGGGTCCATTCTTCTATTGGCGGGGTATCACTATTTATATGGGACTTACATCAACGCCTAAGCACCCCTGCCGTGTTGACTGCCCAACATATCAACTTGACATACGTTGATGAACTCTTGCGGTGATTTTAGTTCTACCTTTTGCGTCGGGGTTGGTACCCGTCTCTTTCTTATATTTTTCAGTCTCTTGCTTTTTCATAATACCTTTCAATTCACGTTCACCTGCACGAGTAATCTTCATGCGTTCTTGTCTTGTATATCCTGATGCTTCTCTTGGTTTGTAGTCGGGAGAAACAGTTTTTTCTTTCTTTTTAGAAAGAAGTTTAGATGCTTCTTTCTCAGTATTCTTTTTAGGAGCTTCTTTCTTTACTTCACCACCAGTTTTCTTGGCAGCAATACGTGCTCTTGCTGCTGCCCTTCTTTCTGCTTTTACTTTATCTGCGTATGATTGTTTGACTTCTTTTGAACCACGTTCTTTTTCAGGTTGTTGTTCTCTCTCAGAACGTGCTTTGGTTGAACCAATATCTTTTCTATCTTTATATTCACCAACTGGTGCAGTTTTACCACCACCAATGGCTTTAACTCTTGGTTTTACACCAGGTTTCCTACGACTTTCGGTGTCTCTTTTAGGTTGCTTTCTTCCACCCTCACCAGTCTGGCGAATCTGGCTTCTTCCTTGAACTTCAGGATCGTAGTATGCTTCTGTCAAGAATTGATGGAATGATTTCATCTTTAGGAAGGGAGTGATGTTTTATTTATCACTCCCAGTCATAATCAGGAGAAGAAACAATCGGGAACCGACAGATCTTCAACATAAGCATCTACACTTTCGTTACCCTGAACATCAAGAACTTTTTCCCAATCGATATTATGGGGATTGAAATCGTCCATAACATCAAGTTCCAAAGTAACACGATACTTGGTCTTGTGAGGAAGATAGGTGGCAGACATGAGAACTCCTGATTGACTACCATAGCAATATAGGGTATTTAGGTGCCCATGTCAAGGAAGTTGGACAGTTTGAGGATTGTCACACACACCGTCATTCCAATGTCTCACATTACCTGCAATAATGAATCCATTAGTGACAACCAATTGAATCATGATGATGGTACGAATGAAAGCAATTCTATCCGCTTCCTTATTATCTCTACCGTCTTTTTGTCCAAGAGCTTTACACCAAACTCTCCAAATACTAATTCTTTTAGACATTAGTATTCTTTTCCATTTCCCTCAAAAAATCACATTTGTAATTAGAACATGTTGTCGATCTCTCATCATAAATCTGACAGAAACCAATAATATCGTTATAGAAAACACAGGAATTTCTTGAAGAGTTTGGATTAACTCTCATACAAGGATATGAACTTTTATTTTGCCAAGTTTCTTTGTCTGGAAATAATTTACTTCCTTCTTCGAATGTCATGAATATATCACTCCATTCGATTGAAACTCCTGGATATTTCTTTTTAACTTTTTCTAATACTTCATAACTGTCAGGAATTGGACCCATGATGTAATTTCGTTGTTCTACACAACAACAAGATCCATCATAGTTATCTTCACCAAAACACTTTTTCTGACAGTAGTTCATTACTTTTTAATAAATCCGTTTTCTTGTAACCACTCTTTAGTCATGGGAGTAGGCGTATAAACTTCCCACATCTTACCTGCCGCACAAGCTTCTAATGCTTTCATTGTCATTCCTTCAGTATGACCTGCCCATACTGCTTCACGTTCCCAAGGAAGTGATGAAGACATATAAGTTCTCTTGGCAATTTTTGCCCACATTGGTGGAACTTCTTCTTCTGGTTTAATAATAGCGATCATGCTATTTTTAATACTACCTGCCATACAATCCTGTGCAACGTGCCAACCTTCATGACGCATGACACTCATCAATACACCAGGACGATGCATAAATCGTTTGTTAAGAAAGAAATTATTACTTACAGTATGATAAACACCACGATGACCTGGTGGGAAATATCTTTCATCTGCCAAATAAACACCCACTCCAACTTTATTAAGTGCGGTGATCATTCGATTAAATTCTTGTGCTACTGATGTAAATTTTTCAGTATTCTCATATTCTGAAGACACATCAAGTAAAGAATATACCTGTTTTACATCTTTTGTACATTCTCTCAAGATCATACATCCCATTGCATCCATGGAATAATAACCTTTTGTGGGTTCAGCTGATACTGGGAGTGCACAAAATGTCAATCCAAGTAGAAAATTTCTAATCTTCATCATAAATCGATTTACGAGACTTTTTATATATTAACTCATCCCAATACCAACTA